TGCTTAAATATCAGTTTCATCAGCTAATTTAATTCCTAAATATTCAGCAGCTCTATTCAGCATATATCTATGAGAATCTATATCTCCTTCTTTTGGAATTTGAATGAATAAATTTTCATAGAGTTGAAAGAAATCTTCAAGAGTAAATGATATAGCTTCTTGATTATCTAAATTATTAATTAATTGGCTAAAATTTCTATTAACTAATTTATTAAAATCACCTTTATTAAAAACAGATTTATCAAATGATATTTGAGCCATTATCTTATAACTTTAAAATAATTATTATCTTCAAACACTACGGTACTTCCACTAATTATAGATTTAATAACAATGGCATAATATCTTTCAGGTTGTAAACCATTCATATATAAATCAAAATAATTACCAGTTGTATTAGCAGATAATTTAGTATAAGTAGTATCAAAATCTATCACAAATTCTTCAGTTTTAATATCTTTAATAGCATAATATGAAGATGTTGGGAGGATTTTATTATTTAAATATACTGAAGATGTTTGGAATGTTCTTGTTGGAAATCTATCTCTAACATTTATTTTGAAACGATTTACTGAATCTTCTTGGAATTCGCCTTTATTATTAGATAAAGATATTGATATATTATCAGATTGAACTACAGATAATGAACCCGTATTATACACAAAATCATTCCATCTAAATTCTAAACATGGAGGATAGATAGTATGGGTATCAGCTGAAAAATATTTAGTCTCAAAAAATGAACTTGTTGAAAATTCTAATGATTTAGAATGTTTAATTATAAATCCATTTTGATAAAAACTGGAACTTATAGCATTAGTTATATCCAATTCAATATCTTTATTAGTAGCGTATGTAAATGATTGAGTAGCTACTAAATTACTCCCAGTAAACCAAACTCCTCCACCAACATTATTAGAATATGAAGATGTAACCCCATTAACAGCAGCATTAAATACACTACCACTCATCACATCCCGATAAAACCAACTTACACCATTAGTTGTAGCAGGAACATTTGCTGCTCTACCAGTACCCATATTCCAAGAACCTGAAATAGGGTGACAAAATAATGTATAGTCTAATGGAATTTCAGAAGCATTAGCCAAATATAATTTTAAGTATGCTTTATAATTAGATGATAATATTTTATTATTTAATACATCAGAAATCTGTGAATTAGGGAATGATAGTAAAGCTCTTGATACCTCAGCTGTGCTTAATATAGAATAATATAAACTAATATCTAATATTTCATCTAATCCAGCATTTTTTGTTGGAAAATAAGAATATATTGATGCGTCTTTTTCGGGAAATATTTTATATACAGCCATTTTTAATATGCGATTACTCTACCATTTATATCAATATCAGGAAATCTTACTTCAAATATACTAGGATCTATAGATGGATATACAATTCCATTTCTAGTAGCACTATATATATCATATCCATATGGAGAATAATTTCCACCTTGCTTATTTACTATTTCAATTTTGCCTATAGATTGTACGCCAGGTACTTTTAATAAAAGCGAATTAATCTCCGATATTATAATAGGTTGATTAATCTGCCATGAGTCTATTGAAAAGTATGTTTTTAATGAAGATATGCAAGAAGATAATAATTCTTTACTATTATAACTTAAATCCCCAAATATTTCAAAATTTAATCCTATATTAATATAAAATGCGTCCTTAATGTTTATAGCATCAGTAATCATTCTATATTCATTAATATATGTTTTTAAATTTGATTTCAATGTTGAATTAGCATTAACTAATTGTTTAGATGAATTATACCCCAAAACATATAAATCTAAACTTAATGGATTATCTTTAATTAAATTTCCAATATTATTATAAGTTTCTTGAGTAATATATGCTTTAGATATACTTCCATATTGAGACGGTAAACTTAAAGTACGAACAATATAGTCTTCTTTAGTTACTGCTCTATTTTGAGATGAAAATGAATTTAAAGCATTTAATCTTATTTCTTCTATAGTATCACCACCTCTACCTCCAGTAGCAGGTATAGGATTATTACATACAATACTATCTAATACTGTATTTTGTAAATTAATATCTGATGGAGTAAATTTAAAGTCAATATTAGTTGTATCAATAGATGTTAATACATTAGCTTCTACATTAGAAGATAACCCACCTCCAGATAAATATTTAACTGTTAGTGTTGTATTTTGAGGAACTAATCCATAACTTTTAGTAAAAAATATAGAAGCTTTATTATAATCATCGATTTTATCAGATACACTTGATACCAATCCTAAATTTATATTATCTGGGGTTGGTAATATTGATACATCTGAAGAACCACTAGATATTCCAGCACCAAATTGTAATTCTAGTTTATTATCAGGTTTTAAACGAGTAACAAATCTTCTAGGTACTTTATTTAATGATAGTAAGTAATTAATTCCACCATCACTTCCAGAAGTAGGATTAATAGAAGAAGTAAACAATGTTTCTTGAGCTAAATATGGAACTTCATACCATCTATTTCCATCACTATCAGTAACATTTAATATTTGAATTATATTTTCATCTTCAATAGTAATAGAATTAAACTTTATAGAATCTGTAAAATCTATATCAATTGTATTAATATTAGCTGATATAGCATTAGTAGATTTTTTAATTAAGTAGTAATTATTATCAACAAATGATATCTCAGCAGAACTAGTATCTGAAAAATCAATAGCTGTAGTAGTTAAAAATTGTTGATTAGTTGTATTACTAGTTATAATAGTACTTTCAGGTACTCTAAGAGAATAAGATAAATCAGGAAATGAATTGGATCCACTAATTATACTGGGAAGGAGTTGATATATGTCGACTATAGTATTAGAAGCATATGATGCTTTAGGACGGTAACCGAATGAGTAAGCTAAATTATATAAACTTTCTTTTTCCTTAGCTAATAGTAAAAAATTCTCTTGAATTTGAGAATCAATATAAAATGAGGATACATCACCAACATAAGATGCCATTTCAATAAACATATTCCCGGGGGACGCTTCTGAAAAGTCATTATATATTGTAGGAAAATAACTTTTTGCAAATTCTTGAAGTGATAGTTTAAAATCACTAAAAGTTTTATTTACATATTTAATATTTTTATCCTCATTTATCATTGTAATTCGATTATAATATTATCCTGTTGTCCTGAAATATTTAATTTGTAATCTATTTTTATTAAAATTGAATTATTATCAGTATCAGGATTAATTTCTATATTAATAATAGTAATTTCAGGAATATAAATACCTACATTAGTTAATATTTGATTTTCTATCTTATAAAAAGTATTATCACTTATAGGTTCAAATAATAATCTAGGTAAATCAGCTCCAAATTCAGGATTTTCAATTCTTTCTCCTTTATATGTTAATAAAAGATTAATTAAATTAGATTTAATTTGTTCTTTAGTTGAATAAGTTTTAGGAAATACTCCCCCAGCATTAAAAGGTAAAGCTATACCTATAGATATATTCTTATCTAAATCTCTAGGATCTATTTTTATTACTTGAGGTATTGGCATATTTATTCGTTATATTGTCTCATTGCTGCTAAATCTTGAGGAGTCATAGTAGATGCTGTTTCAGCTATAATATCTAAATATGGATTTCCGGTTGATGGAGATTGGGGTTTAGAATAAGATTGTTGATGAGGAGTTGTTAATCCTATAGAAGCTGCTAAATTTTGTCTATATGCTACCATATCAACATCCTGAGTAGTGAAACTCATAGTTCTATTTTCTTGTATGGGAGTAGGTTTAACTTGTGATAGTTCTTCTCTTAGAACTTCACGAACAGCTTCTTTGATAAGTTTTTTAAATACGTCTACTTTCATGGTTATAAATATTAAGCTACGAGACCCTTTTGGTCTATTAATAATTTTAATTCTTCAGCTAATACATCAGGTTCTAAAGTAAACGAGTACGAACTTTGTAATACTTCTTGATCTAATCTATTTTTAGCTATCATATATCTACGTTTATTACCCTTTACTATAAATCTAGAATTAACTTCTTCACGTACAAAAAATCTAAATCCTTTATAATCGTATCCTTCTAAATAACCCAACCCATTACCTAATATTTCTTTACTACTATATTGATCTAATAAATCTTCTACAGGATCTAAAGAATTTTTCGCATTAAATCTATCTTCAGCACTATTATTACTACTACTTAAAGAATCAGATGGATTACTTGTAGATGGATTAGGACCAGTATCTGATTCAGGTAGAAGAGATTCAGGATTATTAGTTAATAAATCATCTATAGGTAGTAATCTACTCTCTTGATAATCTAAATCTCTAAGTAATTCTGCTAAAATCTGAGATATAATTCCTAGTAAAACTACTAGTGCTAATTTAATATCTTCTAATTTTTTATCTTTATTAGCCGCTAACGTAGTAATACCTACAGTAGCAAAAGTAGTAGGAATTGGATTTATTTTAAATAATGCTAAGATTACATCAAGTATAGGAAGTAGTAATTGAACCACATCCACAATCTGTTTAATTTTTTTTAATCGTTCTCTATTTTGTCCTATAATTGTTTTAGCATTACTTACTAATAATCTTGCTTTTGTGATATCACCTTCATTTTGGATGTTACGAATAAAATCATTAACTCTATCTACTAAATTTTCAATTTTTTTATTACTTATAGTAGTATTAGCTATAATAAAATTAGATACCGCACCTAATGCTAAAATTATAGAAGTTGGATTAACTTTTGGTTTATTGCCAAATTTTACAAAATTTTTAGCAGCTTCCGATTTATCTAAAAGAAGTCGTTTTTTAGTTAAATAGTTTGTTTTTAATTGATTTAAATATGCTTTAGGTTGGTTTTGTAATTCTAAACGTTTAATATTTAAATTATCACCTAAAATTTTTAATTCGTCAGTACGAGAATTTTCTATTAGTTGGATTTTAATTCCTTTTTCAAATTCAGTTAAAGATTTATCTTTATTAACTTTAGATGCGGCTTTTCTTGCTCGTACTTCAACATCTAATATTTTATTACCTAAATCTTTTGATTCAGATATTAGTTTTGCTATTGCTGCTGTTTTTGCTAATTCAAAGCTTTCCTTTAACGGACCGTTTTTTAAATCTAAATAACGTTTAGCATTACTAACTAAATTTTCTTTAGTTCCATTAGCTAATCCTTTAACATCTTCTTTTTTAGGAATTAATTTATCAAGTATCATATAGTGTATGATTTAGAAGATAATAAAGTTTGTAAATCCTGTGTTTCTGCTGTTATATAATTTAACGATGTTATTAATGATAATCCAGCTTTATTAACAGATATTAATGGAGTTCCTGGAGGGGTTGAAACTACTGATGATAATGCAGTTGATAGATTTTTTAATTCTTTAATTATATGTGATAATAATTTTACAGTTTCATTACCTTTTAATAAAGGTTCAACTGCTATATTACCTAGTGGGTCTAATCCTAGAATAATTTTAGGAGCTTCTAATAATATATCTTTTGAAGAGTTTAAATAAATAGTATTAGATGAAGATAAACCAATTCCATTAGCATATAATAATATTTCATCATTTTTTGCATTTAATACTACTCTATCCCCAGATAATATAACTTGGGAATTAATATATAATTCAGGGGATATAGGATTAAATAACTTATTTGACTTTAAGGTTCTAATCCTTAAGGGAATTTTTTGAGTTGATGTAAGATATATAGATGATTTATCTATATTAGGATCTTCTACATACGGTTTAAGAGAATCAGGTTGAAAATCATGACCATTTGTAATTAATGTTATAGGATCACCATTACCCCCAGTAATACTCCAAAAATTCTCATTTGTATTATATTTTGTTGTACTTGAAAAACGTAAAGAATTTCCATTTCTACCTTCAAATATAGTATCTCCTTCAAAAGGAAGTAGTGGATTTATATTTGAATTTTCAGTAAATGTAC